TATGCTATTTCTCAATATTGTAATGAGTTAGTTTCAGATAAAAGAGGTGGTCAGGAACCAAGATTCTCTTGTAATTTATTAATTAATAGTAGAAAGGATGTTTATAGAGTAATTATGGAAATGACCTCTTTATTTAGAGGAATGAGTTATTACGGTGCTGGCAGTTTAGCTGTTATGCAGGACAAGCCTGTTGACTCACAGTATTTAATAGGGCCATCAAATGTTGTCAATGGAGACTTTGAATATACAGGTGTATCTCAGAAAGCTAGGCACACAACAGTATCAGTTTCATATCAGACGTATGAAGGTTTAGGGGATGTAATGGTTGAGCATGTAGAAGATGCTGATGCAGTAGCGAAGTACGGAATTATTAATAAGGATGTAAAAGCACTTGGTTGTTACTCACAGGGTCAGGCTCATCGAATGGGTTTATGGACTCTTAAATCTGAACAGTTATTAACTCAAACGTGTACTTTCTCCGTTGGTTTAGATAGTGGAATTGTTGTAAGGCCAGGAATGGTTGTTGATATTGCTGATCCAGTAAGAGCAGGAACCAGGAGGTCAGGGCGTATTGGGGCGAGTTCAACAACGACAGTTATTAACATTGATAGCAGTGAAGACTTCTCTGTTGATTTAACGAAGAGTCCAACACTATCTGTCATTCTTCCAACAGGTGTTGTAGAGACAAAAACAATTAGTAACTACGCTCCAAATGCAACTCCTCCTACGGTTACTGTCTCCTCTGCCTTTAGCGAAGCTCCTAATGATGAGTCTGTATATCTAATCCAGACAAGTGATGTGCAGTCTCAGCAGTATCGAATAGTTACTGTTACAGAGAGTGAAAACGGTGTTTCTGCTGTAACAGCTCTTCAATACAACAGTTCTATTTACGCTTCTGTTGATGCAGACGAAGACATTGTTCTACGAGATATTAGTAATTTAAGTGCTGCTCCTGATGCTGTAACAGATATAGAGGGTGAAGAGTTTCTCTATTCAGATGGTCAGGGTGTATTCGTTGGTTGTGATTTGAGTTGGCAGCATAACCGTAAGAGAGTTACAGGTTTCAGAGTTACTTATCGAGTTGATAATGATAACTGGGCAACTATTACGACAGGTGCTCCATCAGTCAGTTTGAGACAGGGTGGTAACTTTGGTGCGTTAAGAGCTGGAACATTACAAGTTCAGATTCAGGCGGTTAACTACTTAAACAAGGGAAGCACTATTGCGACATTTACAAAGGCTCTAGCTGGCAAAACAGCAGCTCCAGGGGATGTTACTAACTTCACAATGATTCCTACAAATGGATTAGCTCGTTTGCAATGGACTCAATCAGCAGATCTCGATGTTGTTGTTGGTGGTCTAGTTAGAATTAGACATTCACCTGCTTTGTCTGGTGTTACATGGGCCAATGCTTCTAGTATTCATAGTGACTTAACTGGTACAGCGAAAGAAGCCTATTGTGATCTTAAGTCTGGTACCTACTTAGCGAAATTTGTTGATTCAGGTGGGCGTACAAGTGTTAATACAGCAATTGTTGAATTTACAAAGCCTGAACTAGCTAATTTAACGAACATCAATACTCAGACAGAGGATACAAGTTTTGCTGGTACAAAGACAGATTTAGTTGTTGCTAGTGGTGAGTTATTAAATGCTGCTGATGGGTCGAATTGGGAGACAACAGGAACTTATTTGTTTACTAATAATCCAATTGATTTAGGGGGTATTTTTAATGTTCAACTTGATAGTACGTTGAAGGTAAGAGGTTTCTTCCCTGGCAACCCATTTATAGATACCTTTGCTGACTTCGATGCAATTGCAGATTTTGATGGTGCTACTCCTGCCACTTGTAATGCAGAAATTTATATAAGAACAACACAGACTGATCCGAGTAGTTCTCCCACTTGGACAACATGGAGGCCGTTTAATAATGCTCAATTCTCTGCTAGAGGATATGAATTAAAGTTAGAAGTTACGACTGGTGGTGATAACTCTGCTCGTATTGCAATTGAACAATTAAGAGTTGCTTCTAACGCCCCAACACGAACAATTACTGGTACTGGAACGTCTTCTGCTAGCGGTGATTTAACTGTTACTTTCCCGAATAAATTTAACGCTACACCTGCTATTGGAATAACAATGAGTGCAACAGGCAGTGGTGACTATTATACGATTGCGAGTAGTTCAGGTACCGCTTTTGCCGTTTCCATTTACAATAGTGGAGGTACTCGTCAGGCACGTTCATTCCACTGGACTGCTACTGGCTACGGGAAAGGTAACTAATGGCTCAGTCAGATCAGGTAATTCAAAACAATACAGGCAGTAATGTCCGTGCTGACATCAATAACAACCTTGCGGCTTTATATAGTCTTAGTAGTGGATCGAGTGAACCAAGTACAACTACAGCTCATCAACTCTGGCTAGATACAAGCACAACACCTGACACCTTAAAGATTAGAAATGCTAGTGATAATGGATGGATTTCTTTAGGAACTGCTGAATCAAATTTAGGATTAGCAGCATTAGCTGGAGCTACATTTACAGGAAATGTTTTAATCGCTGCTGGTACGGTTGGTGCAGGAAGTCTTAGTTTTGCTGGCGATACAGATACAGGTTTGTATCGAGTTGCAGCAAATGATTTAGGAATTACAGCAGGAGGAACATTAAGAGCACATTTCAATTCTGACGGCTTAACACTAAGAGATGGGAAAGCTCTCAGATTTAGAGACTCAGGAAACTCGAATATTATTTCTTTAGCGGCTCCTGCTTTAACGAGTGATGTCGCTTTAACTCTTCCAAATTCCGACGGAAATAGTGGAGATATGCTTCAGACAAATGGTTCGGGAGTCCTGTCGTGGCAAGCAGTTCAGGGTGTTCCTTCGGGTTCAGTTTTTACCCATGCAAGTACAACCCTCCCAAGTGGATATTTAGAATGTAACGGAGCAGCCGTTAGCCGATCAACTTACGCAGCATTGTTCTCAGCTATTAGTACAACATGGGGATCAGGTGATGGATCAAGTACCTTTAATGTTCCAGATCTTCGTGGTGAGTTTGTAAGAGGCTTTGATAACAGTAGGGGTGTTGATAGTGGACGATCTTTTGCTAGTTCACAGGGAAGTCAATATCAACAACACAATCACTCAGCCAGTGCAACTTCTAGTGTCTCAGATCCAGGTCACAGACACAAAGGCCAAAGTCAAACAGCGAGTGGATCTGTTGCAGATGGTTTAAGTGTTTGGGTTAACGATAGGGCAATTGGTAACTATGGTTCTGGTAGTGGTTCAGGTGGTGGCCCACTAGGAACAAGAGATTTCTTGACTAGCGAAACAACAGGAGTCAGCGTTAGTACAAGCGTTACAGTTAATAATGCTGGTGGAACAGGGAACAGTTCAGAAACAAGACCTAGAAATATCAGTATGATCTATATCATTAAGACCTAACACTATGGCTATAGCACCAGGCACTTATAACATGACGATCCAACGTGCTTCGGATCATCAAGTTAGCGTCACATTAAAAGATTCTAGCGATGCAGCAATTAACCTAACGGGGTATTCGATTGCTTCACAGGTTTGGGATTCTGGTAGAACTGCTAAGGCGGCTGATGCTGCATGTGCTATCACAACAGCCAGTGCCGGTACGTGGACTTGGACTCTAACTGATACACAAACAGCAACATTTACGGCTGATGAATATAAATATGATGTTCAATTAACTAATCCTGCGGGGCTGAAAGAATACTGGATTGAAGGTACTATTTATATGGATGAAGGTTACACAAGATGACTTCAGTAAACATCACCACCAATAAGAATACGGTCACTGTTGATGAAACAACTAATTCCGTTATTACTGTTTCAACTCAAGGCCCGCAAGGCCCATCCTGGTCAACAACAGCGACAAGTTTAAGTGATTCAGGTAGAGTGGACAAAAGTGTCGTTTATTACGACAGTGCTGCTGGTACTTACAAGGCCGATAGCACTTGGACAACCTCAACCCTCGTAGACGGAGGCAACTTCTAAAATGGCTAACACCCTAAGAATTAAGAGATCAACTGGGTCGTCAGCCCCTACCTCTTTAGAAAATGCTGAAGTAGCATTTAGTGAAGGTAATGCAGTCCTCTGGTATGGGACGGGTACTGGTGGAGCAGGAGGTTCAGCAACAAGTATCGTTGCTATAGGGGGTAAAGGTAAGTTTTTTGATAAGGAAACTACATACACAGCAAACCATGTTTTAGCAGGGCCAGCCTCAGGAAGTGCTGCTGTTTCTGCATACAGAGCATTAGTTTCTGATGATATTCCTTCTTTAGCACATACAAAGATATCTGATTTCGATACTGGAGTAAGAACAAATAGGCTCGATCAGTTAGCGGCACCAACGGCTTCTGTAAGTTTAAACAGTCAGACAATTACAAACGTTGCTGATCCTGTTAACACACAAGACGCAGCAACTAAAGGTTTTGTTGAAGCTACTTCTCAAGGTCTTGATGTTAAAGATTCTTGTGTTGCAGCAACAACAGCGAATATCACAATATCCACGGCTTTAAATAATGGAGATACTCTTGATGGTGTTTCTCTTTCTACAAATGATCGTGTTCTTGTAAAGGATCAATCAACTGCTAGTCAAAACGGTATTTATATCGTCGGCTCTTCACCTGCGAGATCTGCTGATTTAGCTACTGGTGCTAATGCCGCTGGCTTCTTCACTTTTGTTGAGCAAGGCACAGTCAACGCTGATAACGGGTTTGTTTGTACTTCTAACTCTGGCTCGGCGGTGGTGGGCACTAATAATCTAACGATTGCTCAGTTCTCTGGTGCTGGACAAATAACCGCAGGAGATGGCTTAGACAAAAGTGGTAACACTTTAAGCCTTGATATTAAAAGTGGTTCTGGACTGACAATTACATCAACCGAGCTAGATACAACAGGAGATTTAGCAACATTAAATTCTTGCCAATCAGGTGGAGCTGCGGCCTTAGCTGCTCTGACTTCAACAGAGATCGGGATTCTCGATGGCGCAACGGTTACAACAGCAGAACTAAATATCATTGATGGTGGAACGTCTGCTACGTCAACAACACTTGCTGCAACAGACAGATTGGTAACGAACGATAACGGGACGATGGTTCAGGTTGCTTTATCTGATCTTGTTACTTTCTTAGAAAACGGAGCTGTATCAGGTTTCGATATCGACGGAGGAACCTACTAAAATTAATTCTTAGGAGGTAGGTTCAATGGCTAACACTGTAAAACTAAAACGAGGTAG